TACCAACCAACAAGCCAATTCCATTCATGGCTTATTTCTCCTACCCATTTATCAGGTATCCAAGTTAACCTATGGAAATATGCTCCATCATTGTTTGCATTATTTACAACGTGTTTGGTTAATTTTTGATTAGCAGGATGTTCACAATTAAATAACATCATACTACTCCAATTTTTTCTTGGGTAAATATGCTGTATTTTTCCATCCATTTTTGTAGTTTCTTTTGGATTGTATTCGTGCTGCGCACACATAACTGCATATTTAGGTGCTGCTTGATCGAATATTTTTTTAACATCATCTAAGAAAACAAAATCACAATCAATAAACAAAGCCCATCCTTTAAACTCTGCAAGTTCAGGAATTAAAAATCTTGTAAATGTAAATTCTGTACTAGCTAATTTATCAACCGGCCTGGTATAATATCCGTCTCTTCTTAAAAGTTTTTGTTTCAACGGAATAATTTCAACAGGAACACTTGCATGATGTTCTATACTTTCTTTACATACTTGGAAAGCAATATCTTCTCTACTATCCCAGCCTACAAATATCTTTAATGGTTCCATTAATCTCTTCTCTCTATATCTTCTTCAGTAAGTTCTTTACCCATCCAAACTTCAATTACTTTGGCTGCTTTGTTATCTAAGTTGACTGCTTTGTGCCACCAGCCGATTGGTATATCAATACTATCTCCTGGTACTAATAAAGTACTAGATTTTCTACCCTGTTTATCTTCAAGGAACATATTTATTACACCATCAACAACATGCCAATGTTCGCTACGTTTAAAGTGTCTTTGATCGCTAAGTGATTTACCTTCATAAAATGTTAGTTCTTTTACTTGCCATTCGCCGTTGCGATCTAATATTTTATATTCTCCCCAAGCACGTTTAGTTACCGGTTTGTCCCAGTTTTTTAATATCCAACTACTTGAGTTTTTCTTGTCTTCGCCACCTACACCAAATACAAATTCTACATCTGGATGATCTCCGTATGTCAATTGTTCTTTAACATTTCCATCTATCCTATCTCCACCATTAGCTACAACAATTTTTCCGCTTGTAGTTTGTAAAATCAAGCCTATTGCAAAGTCGGCACTATCATTACTGTCATTAAATGCAATAACTTTATCTACACAACTTATTTCTTTTATAATTGCAGCACGTTCTTCAAAGGGCATAAATGGCCTGCCTTTTTTACGAGTTAGCCATTCATCGCTGTTTACTCCAACAACTAGTTTATTACCTAATTGTTTTGCAGCCTTAAAGTACTCTATGTGCCCTGAATGTAATGGATCAAATCCGCCGGTAACTAAAACAGTTTTCATACTGATATTTATATACGTGTTTAATTAATAAATACTTTCATGAGTTATTTTGTTTACAAAGATCCTAAACCTTACATTTTTATACATATTCCTAAAACAGCAGGCAGAAGTATTATTACAGCACTATCAACAAAATATAAAACAGAACAAATTGTTAATAATGATACAACCACAGACAATTATCATAGCACAATTAATCATGCAAAACAATTAGTAGATACAAGTGACTATAATGTTTTTACAATAGTGCGTAATCCATATGATAGAGTTTGTAGCTATTATAATTTTAGAAAAAGAAAAATTGAAACCGGAAAAATAGGCAGTGAAGAAGAAATTGCTGCTAGTCAACGAGGAATAGAATATTGGTTTGACGGATATGCATCTAATAACTGGGAAGGAACATGGTTTGGTTGTTACAACAATCAAGTTGAATGGATAGACGATAGTGTACAAATAATAAAATTTGAAAACATTAAAAATATTGATACTATGCCTTTGTTCAGTGGTGTTACTATGCCTAAGACAAAATATAACAAATCAGATAATCATAAAATTAAAAATTATAAAGATGTAATATCGAGTAAATTAAGAAAACGTATCAATCATATGTTTGAAAGAGATTTTGAAACTTTTAAATATCAATGGTAGTTTCTTGTCAAACTTTCTGTTTTGATATTATCACCTAATGAATAAAATGGATGTAATCTCGCAACAGTGCATTCTGTTGTCTGTAAACGGTTAATACCACTGCCTATTTGCTGATCTGCTGGTCTATGTCCTTTACCATGTCTGTTCATTTTAATCCAGTGTATTAACCTTTTTGCAGCATGTGGTTTGATTATATAACTGTATGCACCTTTAAAATATTGATCACCTGTGCCAATTTTTAAAACATTTTTTGGTGCAGGATTTTTATAATCCATTACACGCAATTTTCTGTCTAAAGAACCATTTACAGTTTCGTTGTATTCTTTACTGTAAGGATCAAACCTATCTAATTTTAACACATCGTCAAATTGATTTAATATATCATCAGGTAAAGGACGTATAAAATAACCATCGTGTTCAAGTATAATTATTGGTTGATTTAATTTAGCACATTTATCCCAAAGATAATAATGACTAAAAAAACAACCTAACACACCTGCTCTGCCTTTTTTTAAAGCCTTCGGAGGTTTAGGTATTCCGGAACGCAAGTATTCCTGCTCTGCATTTTTGCCATCAACTGCCTTGAAGTAATGAGCTTCTATTCCGTGTTTTTCAGCTGCAATTTTACATTCATAGGCCATGTTACGACTATGATCATTGTTTTCTAATCTAATTATGTGTGCTTTTATTCTACTGCTTTTTTTCATTCTACAGTATATATTCTTTCTTCTTCTATGTTATGCTTTAATTTATATCCATGTTGCTTCAGAAAAGATTCAAGTTGTTCTAATGTCCAATCATATCTTGCTGCATTTTGTTCAAAATATTCAACAACTATAACAGGTTTACATTTTCTAATTGTTTGCAAAGCACCCTGTAGTGCAAACAATTCAAACCCTTCTATATCTAAATGTATCAAACTACATACATCTAAACCTAAATCGTCAATTTGTAAAGTAGGAATATGTCCAGTTTTGTTAACATGATTTTTTCCACGATTAGCTTCTTTAATTTTTAAGTTAACAAGTTTACGTTCTTTTCCTATGCAACTTTGATATTTGTAGACATTTGTTTCTGTAACATTTTGATTTAAACAAAAAAAGTTTAAAGGTTCTGGTTCAAAAGTATAAACATGTTGGAATTTAGCTGCATACATTTTTGTATACACACCCATATTTCCGCCTGCTTGAATACAAACTTTTTTGTCTTTTACAAATTTACATATTTTTTCAGGTAAATCGTAATGAGTCATCATATATTTGTAACAACGAGTATCTGTAATTGGCCATACATATTTTCCTCGTTGTTCGGTTAATTCTATCATAATGTTGCATCCTCCATACCTGCAACTCTTAATTTTACAACATTAGTAATTTGCCATTGTTTTTGATCAAGTCCTTTAAGTACGCCTAGCCATTTGTTACGCATCAATGCAAATTCATTTATGATCTTTTCGTAATCAACTACATCGGCTTCACCGTCAACATATTTTTCTACATCTCTACTGCTTAATGCACGTTGATAATTTTCAAGATACTTACGAAAAAATGAGCTACGTAATCTACGTAGCTCGATATTTAAATATTCAAGTATAGCTTCGATTTCTTGAAGCTGATTAAAACGATGTTCAACAATACCTGGCATTTGCGATGCAGCTTTTTCTACATTGCCGTGTAGTTTGCATTCAGATTTTGCTTGTACTAACTCAGTTTCAAAATACTGTATCGCTGCTGGTATTTGCGATATGTCACGTGATACTTTACTGTACCATCCCATTATTCATCCCATTCGTCGTCATAATCAATTTCGTCATCGTCTTCTAGATAATATTGTATTGCGTTGTCTAAGTCTTTATCTGTACCTAACAGTTCTTTAAAAGTAATATCGTCGATGCCATAGTCAGCAAGCAGATCAACAAACCGCTCTGCTGCTGTTTCTATGTGTTTTTTATCAAGATAATTTTTAAAGACATTCCAAACATCGGCAATTTGTTCATCATTCATTGGCAGCTAACTCCTCGTTATGATCAATCACAGCTTCTTCGTCTGCGTTAGCGATATTTACCAATTGTTCTTCTTTTGCTGGTAAATCGGTCATGACCATTTCGAGTAGTTCACCTGTCCAATTCTTACGATATTCTAATGTTTCTTCGCCGTTACTATTAATATACTTGTAGCGATTACCTTGTTTTTCAAGCAGTCCTTTTGCTTCTAGCAAATCAAACATACCTGAATATGGATCCATACCTGTTTCGTATGGAATTTTCACTTGTACTGCTTCAAACGGTTTAGCGTAACGTGTTTTCATAACTTTACACGCTGCACGAATACCGTGTACTTGTGAAGTTTTGTTACCATCTGCATCCTCTTTTAGTTTTAGTTTTTTCATTGCTACAACCATAGAACTAGCATATACAAAACCACTACCACCTGAGATCTTATCATCTGGATCAAACATATCTTGGCTTGCGTATGTGTGGTTAGTGACACACATGCCTACGTTATATGAACCAAACATATTCACACAGTTAGTAACCAATGCTTTCAGTGCTTTAGCCTTACGACCCATATCACCTTTCATATCACCTGCTTCAAATTGATTAACTTCAGTTGGTGACATAAGCATGCCTAAACTATCAACTACAAACAATACTTTAGGACGATCTTCTTCGTTCATTGATTTGTAGTCATCCATAAATGTTGAAATAGTTTTAGCAACGTCATCAATCATTGCCATATTAAGTTTTAGTAGTTTACTGTCATCACAGTCAACGCCTAATGCTTCTAGCCATGTTTGATCTAGTGCATTTTCACTGTCAATTAGTACAACAAAAATACCTTGTTCTTGTGCTGACTTTACAATATTACCAGACACAATGTAAGACTTGCCTGCACCTGATTCGCCTGCAAACACGCTTACTTTGCCTAGTGGAATACCTTTGCGGAAATCACCGCTGAGTAAATAGTTAAGTGCATAGTTGCCTGTACTGATCCAATCTTGTGGATCATTAAAGCCTGCACTCATACCTTTAATAGATTTTGTTAATGAGTTTCGAAACTTTGAAGGATCGAATGCTTTAGTAGCCATACATATCTCCTATTCTAAAAAG